AAGAAGGTATATCTTTAATTAAAAAGTTTGAAGGATGTGAACTTAAAGCATATCGCTGTGCTGCAGGAGTGCCTACAATCGGGTATGGCTCAACTCATGGTGTAACTATGGATATGGAAATATCACAAGAAAGAGCTGATATGTTACTGCTTGAAGATATAGAAAAGTTTGAACAAGCTGTAAATGATTTAGTAGAAGCTCCTTTAAAACAAAATGAATTTGATGCTTTAGTATCTTGGACTTTTAATCTTGGACCAACTAATTTAAAAAATTCAACTTTATTAAAAGTATTAAATAGTTCTCACCCAGATTGGAATGATATACCAGCACAAATAAAAAGATGGAATAAAGCTGGTGGAAAAGTTTTACAGGGCTTGGTAAGAAGAAGAGAAGCAGAAGCCTTATTATTTGAAGGCAAGGAATGGCATGAGGTTTAGTTATGGCATTTGCAAAGTTTGTATTTAAACCGGGAATAAATAAAGAAGGAACTAATTTTTCTAATGAGAATGGCTGGTTTGATTCAGATAAAATTAGATTTAGAAAAGGCAGACCAGAAAAAATAGGTGGTTGGCAAAAACATTCTGTTAATACTTTTCAAGGAACTTGTAGAAAAATTCATATATATAAAGACATAGAACAAAGTCAATATAAGATATTAGGTACACATAAAAAACTTTATGGATTACAAGGAAATGTATATAACGATATAACTCCTATAAGAAGTACTACATCAGCAGGAGATGTAACATTTGCAGCAACAAATGGAAGCTCAACTATTACAGCAACTGATACTTCGCATGGTGCAGTAAAAGGAGATTTTGTTACATTTAGTGGTGCTGCTACTTTAGGTGGTTTGATAACTGCTAATGTACTTAATCAAGAATATGAAATAGCTTCAGTGCCAAGTGATAATACATTTACTTTTACAGCAAAAGATACAGACGGAGAAGAAGTAACAGCTAATAGTAGTGATAGTGGTAATGGTGGTTCTTCAGTTGTAGGAACTTATCAAATAAATGTTGGACTAGATGTATATGTATCATCAACAGGTTGGGGTGTAAGTGCTTGGGGTTCAGGTGGATTTGGCTCAACAAAATCTTTATCTTTAACTAATCAATTAAGATTATGGACTATAGATAATTTTGGAGATGATGTTATAGCAGCACCTAGAGGTGGTCCTTTATATTACTGGGATGAATCTAGTGGCTTATCAACAAGGGCAGTATTAGCAAGTTCAAGAAGTGGGGCAAGTGATTGTCCTGTTGCTTTATCACAGTTATTAATGTCTGATATTGACCGCCATGTTATAGCATTAGGTTGTAATACTATAGGCTCATCTACTATTGACCCATTATTAGTTAGATGGTCAGATTCTGAAAATGCAGTTGATTGGACACCTACAGCAACAAATTCTGCTGGTGGTGTAAGATTATCTACAGGTAGTTTAATAATAGGTGCTTTGCAAACTAGACAAGAAATACTTATATGGACAGATGTTGGTTTAGTTTCAATGCGTTTTGTAGGACAACCTTTTATATTTAGCTTTAATGAAATAGCAACAGGTATGTCTTTAATATCTCCAAATGGTGCAGCTACTGCAGGTGGAGTAGTTTACTTTATGGACGATGGAGCTTTTTATCAATACGCAGGTTCAGTACAAAAATTACCATGCACTGTATTAGATTATATATTTAGTGATTTTAATAAAGGACAAGCATTTAAAGTTTTTGCTGCTGCTAATCCAAAGTTTAATGAAATAATTTGGTTTTATCCAAGTTCTGATTCTGAAGAAATAAACAGATATGTTACTTATAACTATTTAGAAAATAGTTGGAGCATTGGAACAACAAATGATGGATTTGTAAGAACAGCTTGGAATCCAGCTTATAGTTTAGATTATCCTGTAGCTGCTAGTAAAAACGATTCAAGTGATACAAATTATTTATACGACCAAGAGTTTGGATGTTTAGCAGATGGAAGTGGATTTACAGCTTATATAGAGTCATCTGATTTTGATTTAGACCCAGCAGGAGAAAAGTTTATGTTTATGTCTAAACTAATACCAGATTTAGAATTTAGAAAATCATCTGATACAGGTAATACAGTTGACTTTATAATTAAAGGTAGGGATTATCCTTTACAAGATTTATCTACATTATCTACAACCTCTGTAACACCTAGTTCTACATTTGCAAATATTAGAGGTAGAAGCAGACAAAGTGCTATAAGAGTTAGCAATTCTTCTGGTGATTTTGGTTGGAGATTAGGAGATATAAGATTGGAATTAAGACAAGATGGTAAAAGATAATGGCAGATAAAAGTTCAATGCCATTACCTTTAGCTAGACCTGAATATGATGAGTTAAATGAATCTATTGCTAGAAGAACAATAGAGCAAACTTTTCAAGATATAAATTCAGATATAGGAAATTCAAAAAGAAAACAAGATAGTGTAAGTAGCAAAGCTATGAGAAGACATCAATTTTTATTAATGGGAGTTACAGGTGGCTGATAGTTTAAAAGTATTAGGACAAGTTGACCCAGCAGCTACTACTACTACAGTACTTTATACTGTACCAGATAAGACTCAAACAACAGTAAGTTCAATAGTAGCTGCAAATAGAACAGGCTCTGCAATAACATTTAGATTAAGTGTTCATGTTGGTGGAGCAACTGCAGATGATAAACAATATCTTTATTATGATAAATCTGTAGCAGCAAACGATTCATTAACCATTGTAATAGGTATAACTTTAAATCAAACAGATGTATTAAAGGTTTATACCAGTGCAGTAGATATGAGTTTTAATATATTTGGTTGTGAAACAACCGAGGAAAGATAGATGGATATAAAACAACAAACTAGAAATGTAGCAGCACAAGGTCGTTATGGCGATAATATGTTACTTCATGTTAATCCTGTAGAAATGCAAGGGTTAGCATCTGTAATGCCATTAACAAAAAATCCACAAACAGGACAGCCTGAAGCTTTCTTACCTTTTCTAGCACCNCTATTAGGTAGTATGGCAGGNACTGCTTTATTNACAGGTTTAAGCCCAGCTGTAGCTGGTGCTTTAGGTTCTGGTATAGCTAGTACAATTCAATCAGGAGATTTAAAACAAGGCATTATATCTGGTCTAACAGGATATGGTTTAGGTAAAGCATTTGGTGCTGCAGGTATAGGAGAAGCTGGTAGAGCTGCTGCTGATGCAACAACAACTGGAGCAGAGGTAGTTGCTGATGTAGCTGCAGATTCATTTGGAGCAGGAGCAACAGGTAGAATGGGTACATTAACAGGAGCACAAGGATTAACTCCACTACCAGTAGATGCAACTGGTGCTATAGCTGATGCTACTACAGGCGGTATTGATGCTTTTGCATCTCAATTATCTAAACCTAGTTCATTTTTACCAGTTGCTATGGGAGAAGGAACTATAGGTACTATGCAGGCACAAGAAGATTTTGAAAGAGCCATGAGAGAATATGAGCTTAATAAAGAAAAAAGAGAAGAAGAATTATATGCTATGTATCCAGAACAAATACCAATGAGTAGTCCTTATTACTATGGTAAGCAAGGTGGAGTTATTGGTATGAAAGAAGGAAGAGAAGTAGTTACAGATGAAAAAATGACAAGTTTTTTAAGAAAATATGCTATAACTCCACATTTAATGGATGTTGATTTTTTTAAAGAACCATCATTTGATAAATGGGTTGATGCAACAAGAGCAGCTAATGAAGCTGGTAGTCCTATACCATATGTTTCTCCTATAGCTTCAAATTCTATTGCTGCATTAAAAGTTGGTTACGATGCTTTTATTGAAGATTTGAACAAAAGAAGAGAAGGAAAACAAGAAGGTGAAGTTATTGGTATGCAAGAAGGTGGAGAAGTTCTTAATGAAGAAAAAAGCGTAAGTTTTCTACCCGGAAAAGGAAGAATAAGACCATTACAACCACCTAGAGATAGATTACAACCACCACCACCTGTCGGTAGTTTTGAAGCTGCTATGTCTGGTGGTCTTGATGCTTATTACACACCGCCTGTTCAATTATCTGCACCAGTAACAGCAGAAGCTGTGCCTGTAATAGACCCAATGACAGGAACACCTATGTTAGATGCAGAAGGAAATCCTATACCATCAGGACAATTTAAACCATCTGCTAATTACAGACCCGGTATTGACCCAGAGTTTAATTACTTACCCGGTGGTAATAGAAGTGCTTCATCTTTAACAGGTTTAGGTAATTATCTTGGACAAATGGGTGCTAATTTAGGTGGAGTAAATCCTTATATAGCAGCTGAAATATTAGATAGTCCTATAGGCGAAAGATTTATGAGTAGGATGGAGCCTAATAGATTTAATTTTGATGAAAGAGAATTTGGTCCTAGTATGTTTGATAATATTGATTTATCTTTAAATCAAGATGCAATAAATAATTATATTGAAAGACCTTATATGCCACCTATTCGTGATGATTTTATGTCTATAGATAGAATTGGTAATTTTGATGAACCTATGCTTATGGATAGAACTGATATTGCTGATAAGAAAAGTATTCGTGAAGCATTAGCTGAATCTATGGAAAGTCCTACAAAAACTCCAGTAATGCCCCTAGAAATGCCACCAATGAGAGAAGTTCCACAAGAAGACTTTGGTTTTGGTCCGGGTATAAGGCGTTCAGAAGATTTTTTTAGACCAGAAGAAATGATGCCGCCAATGGCACCACCAATGGCACCACCAATGGCACCACCAATGGCACCACCAATGCCACCAATGGCACCACCAGTACCACCCCTAGAAGATAT